AAAAGCCGATACAAGTATTCTTCAAAATAAAATTAAATCTCTATATACAAAAGGGTATGGAGATAACAATGCTATTGATAAATTATTTACTAGAGCAAAAGAATTAAGCAATATTAATATAAGAGTCAATGGCAAGACAGCAGAAGCAGATTTAATTAATCTTAATAATAAAATAAAAGATTTAGATACTGATTACAATAAATTGGTAGCAGATATGCAAAGAAATAAAAAAATGGATGTTTTCAAAATAAATGTATCTGCATCAATGAAACAATTAGAAGAATTAAGAACTAAATTTACAAGCTTAGGTAAAGACACATCTCAAATAGATTCTTTAAAAGCTAAATTAGAAGGATTAAATAAATTAACTTTTGCACAGGCACAAGAAGAATTTTCTAAAATAAAAACTCGAATAAGTGAAGTATCAGGAGAAATACCAAAGGCTACTTCTGCTATGAATCAATTTAATAAGTTGATGAATGAAAGAGCTTCTTTAGAAAAACAAATGTCTAAGACTACAAATAATCAATCTTATGCAGTTTTAAATAAGCAGTTAGATGAAAATTTAGTTAAGATTAGGAACGTATCTAAAGAGTTAGATGTATTAAAGAATAAGAATTTTGAACCAAATATAACTAAAAGTTTGGCAGCAACATTTAATCAATTACAAGATTCTGCAACTAAAACATCTCAAACTATAGACAATATGTTCAAAAATAAGAATCTAACAGAAGGGCAAATCTCTCAATTAGAAGCTTTAAGAAAAGAAATGGATAGGATTAAGGGTACGAAATTAGATAATATTCTAAACGTATCTAATTCTCATGAGATAATATCTACACTTTTATCTGACTTACAAAATGTAAAGAATCTAGCGAAAAGTATAGAGATAAATGGTAACTTTAATTTAAGACTTGAGACTGCATATAAAAAAGTAGCAGATATTGGGTCAAAGATTGCCGATTTAAAGAATAAAGGATTTACTGGTAGTCCTCAAATGGTCGCAGATATTGATAAGGTAGTAGCATCTTATGAAAAATTAAAAAATGTAAAAATAAATATTAGTTCTGATACTGCGGTTTCAGAGTTAATGGAACTTAATCGTTCAATAGAAAAGACAGAATCAGAAATTCAAAGATTAAATAGTGTTGCTAAAGCAAATAAGCAATCTTTTAAGATTGATGCGGGTATAAGTGAATCTTTAAATAGATTGGAAGAATACAAACGTGTTATACAAACACTAGGAGAGAATACTGCTCCTGTTCTTGCTTTAGAACAAAAATTATTAAATCTACTTGAATTACCTTATGATGAGGCATCTACAAGATTAAGCCAAGTAAATAAAGAAATCAATAAAATGATTCAAAATACAACTGGTATTAAATCTCAAACAGATGCTTTAAATGCCTTTAATAAGGCAATAACACAAAGAGATGCTTTGATTAAGCAACTTGGAAAAACTCCTGTTGGGACAGAAACTTTTAAAGCTTTAGAATCAGAACTAGGTGTTGTTGAAGGTAAAATAAATACTATAGCTAAATTGCTCCCTAATATAAAAATTACTGGAACTTCAACAGAAACAACTAAAGAATTTGCAAAATCTTTTGATAACGTACAAAAATCATTAACTAGTGCAGAAACTAAATTAAATGAATTTGGTAGTAAAACTAATCTTACAAAAGGACAACTGCAAGAATTACAAAGTTTAATGATTCAATTAGGAAATCTTAAATTAACTAAATTTGGAGATATTTTAAGCAGTTCAGTTCCTTATAATGAAATGACTAAATTAATACAAAGTACAAGAGAATTAGAAAATGCTTTATCTAATTTAGGCAAAAATATTAATTTTACAGGAAAACTTGATAGTCAGTTTAATACTGCTATTAGTAAATTTAAGACTTTACAGTCTCAAATGGACTCCTTTAAAGTTACTAAGATGTTCGGAGATACAACTCAATTAGATAGATTAATCCAAAAAGCAGATACATTATCTAAGACTAAAATAGATTTAGATTCAGAAGCAGCAGAAGCAGATATTCAAGATTTAATAAGATTAGCAAACGAATTAGAAAATGAATTTAAGCAAGTTAAAGAAGTTTCTAAAATTAATGAAGGTAATTTTAATTTAGAGACTGCTCTTAAAAATGCAAATGCAACATTAGACCAACTACAAAGAAAATATCAAGCTATGGGTAAAGATGTTACACCTATAACTAATTTAAGAAATCAATTAAATGGGTTAAATGGGGTCTCTTTAAAAGAAGCAGATGCTCAAATTAGAAGTGTTACAAGTGAAGCAAGGCTTTTAGACAAGGCACTTAGACAAACTTCAAATTCTTCTAAACAAATGTCTTCAGCAGTAGCTACTTCTGCAAAGAAAACAAGCTCATTTGTTACTAATTTATACTCTACATTATCTACTTATTCATTAGGTAATATTTTAGGTATGCAAATAACTAAAGGTATTTATGCAATAAAAGAAACCATTGTAGATTTAGATAGTGCTTTTAGAGATATGGAAAAAGTTGCTCCTGCTAGTTTTACAGGAACAAAAGAAGAGTTACAAGAAGTTAAGGAATTAGCGTTCCAAACAGGACAAGATGTTGCTAGAAGTTCTGTTGATATTATTAATTCAACTGCGTCAGCCTTCCAATTAGGTATAGACAATGTTAAACAAGCGATGGAATATGCAAAAGATGTAAATATGTATGCAAATGTCGCAGATGTTAATGAGGAAACAGCTGATAAATATTTAAAAACTATCGCATCAGCTTATGGTGGCGTAACAAAATCATTAGAACCTATGACTAAGAAGGTTAAAGGGGCTAGTGATTCTTATAATATGTTAACTGATTATATGGATCAGGCAAACTATGCGGGTGAATGTAAACTAATCGCCCAGTAATACAAGCGATTGTATTATTTTACTTTTTGAATTGACTGGGAAGCCGTAAAGCTAATTAAACTACAACATGGCTAGAAATGGCGAGTGTGAATGTTGCGAAAGCAGAAAAAATTAATTAGATGGCATATGGTTAACCCCTAAGTGCCTTGGATATAATGATTATATATCCAAAAATTGGTAATCAGCAGGTAAGATTCTAAGTTAATTACGAAAATAAAAAGGAGTGAGTATTCACATGATTATGAATGAAAAAGAGATAACAAACAGTTTATACGGATTAATGTTAGGCGATGGTGCTATCAATGGAGATTATATTCGCTGTGTCCATACCAATAAACAAAGATTCTATGTTGAATGGTTAGAACATACGTTTAGTTCTTTAGGAATAGACACTCATTCTAAATATGATTATGAAAGAAATACAACATTTGGTGTTTATATTTATTCTAATGTAAGAATTAAAATTCCAAATAAAGAAGAATTTAAGAAAAATACATTATTAAATGGTAAAAAATATTTATCAGATACAGTTTTAGAAAATATAAATCCTTTTGGGTTATTATTATGGTTTTTAGATGATGGTCAATGGCACGTTTCGTTTAAAAATAATTATGCTAAAAGATTTGGGTATTTAAATACTCAAGGATTTAGCTATGAAGATAATGTAAGAATTAAAAATATGTTTAAAGAAAGATTCGATATAGATTTAAGAATACATACTGATAAATCAGGCATTAAAGGATACGAAGATAAACTATATTATAGGTTATACTTTAATGCTACAAATTTTAGAAAATTTTTCGATATAGTCAGACCTTATTTAAAATATATACCAAAAGAATTTTATTATAAATTTGATATGAAATATAAGCCTAATAGATTAAAAAATAGTATAGAATTTTCAAAAAAATATAATTTAACTACGTAATTAACATGAATAAACTCCAACGACTAGAGCGAAAGCTCGTACACTCAAGCGAGTGGAAGTGGAAAGCTCTTGTTCAAAACAAGATGAAGATATAGTCTCGGCTTCTAGTGAAAGCTAGAGAAGTTCATAAGAGAACTGTATGAGAAGTAGCGAACTCATATGAAGACAACCGAACAACTTTGCAGTCACTTCAGGTGACATAGGTGAAGCATTACAACGTTCTGCATCACAATTAAAAGCAAATGGTAATAGTATGAGTGAAGCCATTGGTATGATTGTTGGTGCTCAGGAAACAGTACAAGATGCTTCTAAATTAGGTAATGCATTAAAAACTATAGCAGTTAACATAGGTGGGGTTACTTATAATGCTAAAGAAGGAGAAGTAACTCTTAATAAAACAGCGAAAGCATTAAAAGAAGTAGCAGGAATAGAAACCGCTGACTTAGCAAAAGGAACTACAAGACCTTTATTTGATGTATTAAATGAATTACATGACAAATGGGATTCACTAAATGACGTTGAACAAAAAACAGTTACAGAAGCAATAGGTAGTAAATATCATGCCAATGTGTTACAAGCTATGCTAGATAACTGGGAAACAGTATTACAATATGTGCAAGAATATAATGATGGATTTACTGTTGATTCAGCTAAACAAGAAAATGCTCGTTATATAGACTCTCTTGAAGGGAAAATAGTAGCATTAAAAGACCAATTTAGAGATTTTATAACAACTGTAATATCAAGTGATATGACTAAAGGGTTAGTTACTGGCTTTGCAGAAGTTATGGAAATGGTAAATAAGGTTACTAAATCATTAGATAGCATGGGTATGGCTCTACCTGCAACAATAGGTACTGTTGCAAGTTTATTTAGAACATTAAAAGCATCTGCTAAAGGAGAACAAGTAACTCTATTTGGTAGTAGTTTTTATAATGACCTAAAGAAAGCACAAACCCAAACAAAAGTGGTAACAAACCAATTAAAAGATTCCTCTGGTACTGTAACAAGTATGATTTCTAAAAATTCAAATAAACTAGCTAGTAATATTCAAACAAGCAATATGAGAATTCAAAAATCATTGGGGAATTCTAATAAACAATTTAAAGTATACAGAAAAGATGCGACAGGAAATTTAAAACAAATAAGTAATACATATAGTAGTGCGACAATAGTTGCAGAACAAACTCAAAAGGGACTTGGTAAAACAGCAGGGTCAATGGTGTTAGCGGGTGCTAAATCTATGGCTGCGTCTGTAGGTATATCATTATTAAATGGGGCTATGATAACATTGGCAGCCACATTAATTGGTAATGTTATAGGAGCTATAGATAACTATATCCATAGAACAGAAGATATGTACCAAAACACTAAAGAGAATATAGATAAAACACAAAAAGAAATCGGAGATTTAAATACCAAAAAAAGTAACCTAAAAAGTATGGCTGATGATTTTGAAGAATTGTCAAGCAAAATGAATCTTACTAGCGAGGAAGCCGAAAAATTATCTCAATATAAACAACAATTAGCAGAGATGTTTCCTGAGCTAGTAACTGGCTATGACGAAAATGGCGACCCTTTATTAGCTTTAAGTGGTAGTGCCGATGAATTAATTGAAAAATTAGATATAGCAATTAAAAAGAAACAAGAATTGCTTAGATTAGAGGAAAAAGATGCTGCCAATGAAGCAAGTAAAATGGTTGGTAAATACAGACAAAACCAAAAAGAGAATGTAGAAGATAGTATAAATAAAAACGCTCTTACAAATCCTTTCTTTGATTATTCTGTATTTAGTAATGGATTAGCTGACTATGAAAAAGGATGTAAAAGATACGAACAGATTGCACAACGTACAGCTGATAAAATCGCTTCAATAAATAGTAGTAATATCGAAAAAAGTTCAAAATATTATTCATTAGAACAAGACCAACAAAAAGATGCTATGAATGAAATGAACAGAAATGCTCGTCAATATAAAAACTATGCTAATCTTGGAGATACTCAAAAAGGTAAATTAATAGAGTTAATGGGCATATATGACTGGTCAAATGAATTAGTTGCAGAGAACATCAATAAAAGAAATGAGTTTTTAGCAGGTTTTGATAAAGTAGCCGATTATGCAGTAGATAACTATGATAAAGTTGAAGAATGGAATAAAACACTTAATGCGGCTAATGATGCTTTCCAAGCAACAGGGAATATAGATGATTATAAAAAATCAATTTCCGGAGTAGCTGAAGAGCTTGAAAAATTAACTGGAATAGATTCTAGTGAATGGATTGAAAGTTTTATCCCTCAATTACAAGGAAATCTACAACAAGATATGATAGAGCTAAACGGATTCTTAAAGGGATTTGGTAAGAATCTTATGGATGTTAATTTAGGAGACGATGCTGCTCTTCAACTTCAAAAACAATTTGATGACTTAAAAGAGGTAACCAATGAACTAGCGGGTAGCGAGATTCCTATTGAAACAAAAATAGACCTAGTTACTAAAATAGGTAAAAACGATGACCCATTTGTTGATTTGCCACCTCAAATAAGAAATCTTATTCAAGGTATGACTGATGGTGGAGATAAAGTAACTACTACGGAATTAGAAGTAATAACAGCAATCTCTACGTCTTTTAAAAACACTGGTGGCATAGCAGATGATAAAAATCTTGAATTGATTAATAAGATGTTGAATGGGGAACTTACAGAGGCAGAATGTCAGGTAGGAATATCTCTTAAAGATGGAAATAAAATAAGCCCTGAGATAACTACAGCTATAAATAATGCTCAAAAAGACAAAGACAATCAAATAAAAGTAGACCTAGATAAAGATTATCTTAAAGAGCAACTTGAAAATATTAAATCTGAAATAAAGAAATATACTAAAGTAAGTGAAAATGAAAAAATATCAGACTTATTTACTAGCGGAACTATTGATACAAGTCAGTTAGAATATGTAAATAAATTACTTGAAAGTATGCCTTTTGGAGACAAGACTGTTGATTTAATTTGTGAATTAGGTGGGGCATTTAATACTGGAGAACTTACAGATTATCAAAGTATCATAGAATATTTATTAAACCATCCTAATATAGCAAATAAAGTTGGAGTTACAGTTGTAGGAGAGCAAACAGTAAATACTGTTAAAAATGAATTAGATAAATTCATGGAAACAGATGAAGAAAAGAAAATAGCAGTTAAAGTAGAGAATGGATTAGCGAAGGGCGATATAGTACAAGTAAGAGAGGCTTTAAACGAATTAGACGAGGAAAAAAGAGTTAAAGTCGTAAGTGATATAGTTGATGCTTTAGACGGATTAGATACTGTAGACGCTAGAGAAATAAAAGAAAAACTTGTAAAATTCTTTATAGAAAAAGATGAAGTAGATGAAAAAACATCAGAAATAGAAGGTAAACCAGCGCAAAAATCAGTAGTATTTAAGAGCGAAAATTTCGCAGAAACATTGGGTCAAACTATTGAACTAGATGAAAAAGGTAATCCTGTTATTAAGCCTTTAAAATTTACTACAGAGGGGTTTAGCACAACTGTTCAACAAACAGATACAGTTAGTAGTAAATCAAAACCTGAAAATAAAGCAGTAACAATCTCTACTAATGGATATACTATTACTGTTCAACAAGAAGATACTGTTAGCAACAAAGCTAAACCTGAAACTAAAAAAGTTACAATGGACGGTAAAAATGGGTTTACAGATACAGTAAACAAAGAAGATACTGTTACAAAAAAAGCTAAAGACGAAACTAAAAAAGTTACATTTATTGGTGCTATGTCAGACGGATTAAAGGGGATATTTGCTAAAATAGATAAGTTTATAGCAGGGGCAAGTATTCCTGTAAGATTTGGTAGTGTTGAAGGATTTAAGAATATTTCTGATACGCCTGTTGAAATAAACGCTCCAACTCCTCCTGTAACGGCTCAATCTGATGTAAGTATGAGTTCTATTGACGGAGCACCTCCAACGCCAACAGAAGGCACTGATGGGGTCTCTGCTACAGCATTTAAAGATTTTGGGGCAGTAGGTTCTAGTAAATCTACTAAAACAAAAATAGATATTACTTCTAAAAATTTACTTTATGCTTTAAAGAACGGCATTAATATGTTCCAAGAATTAGAGAATAGAATTTCTCGTTGTACTAACCAACTAGCTTTATTAGACAAAAAAATGGAACGTGCAACTGGAACAGAAAAAATAAAGAATTTAAAGAAACAAAATGAATTATACGAACAACAAGTTGGTTTACAAAAAGAATACTATGATTCATTAATGGACGAAAAGAAAATATTAAGAGAGCAGCTAAAGAAAAAAGGATTTACTTTTAATAATCAAGGAAATCTAACTAGCTATGAAGAAAAATTAGCTAAGATGCAAAAAGAATATGATAGATTAGAAAAAGCATATGATAAAGCTCAAAAATCAGAAAATGATTATAAAGGTAAAAGTGACAAAAAGAAAAAATCATATAGCAAAGCTACAGAAAAAGCAAAAGATAAATTAGATAAATATAAAGAAAAATTAGACGAAACAAAAGACCTTACAGAAGAATATATTAAAATCCAATATACAGATTTACCTAAAGCCGAACAAGAATGGCAAGATATGAAAAACTCTATTGAAGAAAATAAAGATGCGATTGAAAAACTTCTATTAGAGGACAGACTTTATAAATTTAAAAACGGTGTGACTGAATTGTCTAATGAATTTAAAGTGTTAGGTAATCAATTAGATTTATTAGATGCAAAATTAGAATATGCTACTGGTAAAGAAAAGGTTGATTTATACGGACAAGAAATTAAGCAAATCGAAAAACAAAGAGTCAATCTTCAAAAAACAATAGACCAATATAATGAAATGGTGGATGCTTATAAAGATAGTTTATCTTCATATGGATTTAAATTTGATGAGAATAATAATGTGACAAACCAAAAAGAAATCTTAGACAAGTATCAAAATACAGATGATTTAGAAAAAGTGACAGATTTACTTGAAGAATATATAAAACTTCAAACAGATGAATTACCTGATGCCATCGTTCAATGGGAAGAATTAGGAAATAAAATCAAAGATATTCAAAAAGAAAAATTAGATATAGCAAAGGATATGGAAGAAGAGATAACAAAAGTATATGAAGACGAAATAGACAAAAGAAAAGATGCAATAGAAAAAGAAAAAGATGCGAGAGTTAAGGCTTTAGAAGACCAGAAGAAAGCTTATCAAGATTATAGAAGTGAAGTTGATTATAAAGATGATTATAATGAACAATTAGATAAAGTTAATAAATTAAAAAATAAGATTTCTATACTTGAAAGAGATACTTCTTTGGCTTCGAGAAGTAAGTTGCAAGAAGCTTATGATGAATTAGCAGAAGAAGAAAAGGCGTTAAAAGACATCCAACAAGACAGATTAGATGAAAAAATCGAAGATATGTATGATAAGGAAATAGATAAAGCAGAAAAAGAATCAGAAGATAAAATAAAGGCACTTGAGAATTTATGGACACCTGAAAAAATAGCAGAAATGGTTACAAAGAATTTGTCTACTAATACTTTTACAGATTTAGATGGGAATGTTAAAAATCTACAAGATACACTTATAGAATTTGCAGAAACTTCAGGAGACGCATTAGGTATAATGGGAGATTCTATTAAAAATGATTTAATTAATAACTTACAAATTGCAACAGATGTATTAAAACAATATACGGATATATATAATTCTTTAGGCTTAAAACAATATGGAACAAATTATAAAGATATGTACGAGGGTAGCAAGTCTAATAACACGAATCTTCAATTAGGAGGCATACATATTAATATTCAAGGAAACCCAGATGAGGTTACAATTGATAAATTAACAAAAGCAATAGAAGAAGAATTTAAATATATTTCAAATAAATTATAGGAGCTTTAATTAGCTCCTATTTTTTTTTATTATAAGGAGTGATATAATGTTTATTTCAGATAAATTTATGTTTAACGGAGTGTCATGTGATGAATATAACGTTAGATTGGTATATTTTGAAAATAATATAGTTAATGATATGAAAATACCCTTTTCTGTATCTGTTAATTCAGATAGTAAAGATGGTATTTATCCGGTATATAAAGAAGAAACAAATATTCCTGATCAAATTATTTTAAATTTAGCTTATGTAGATGAAACGGGTAATTTAGCAACTTTTTCAAGTGAGATATTTAAAAGAATAAAAACGTGGTTAATTACAGATTCTTTTGCCCCTTTTATAACAGAAGATTATCCCGATTATGTTCTTTATCTAAAATGTGTAAAAATACAAGATAAATTAACTTTTGGAAATCAAGGGTTTTTAGAGGTTACGTTCCAACCATATACTCATTATTTCTATAAACAATTCGAAACAGTCATTCTTTTAAGCGGTGATAATGCGACAACTATAGAAAATATAAGTCGAGAAGTTTGTTATCCTATAATAACAGCTGAAACAACAGACGATATAATTAATACTATAGAAATCAATGATATGACTTTAAAGCTACAACTAAATGAACCTGTGTCTGTAGATAATAAAATGCTTACAGTCTTAAATGCTAATGGCGAAAATAGGTTATCTTATTGTAATAGAAAATGGATTAAATTATTACCCGGAAGTAATAATTTAAAATTATATGGTTATGGTAAGGTTAAAATAAAAGCAGAATTTCCAGTAATATTATAGGTGATGAATATGGGTATAATTTTAAAAGAAATGAAACAAGGATACACTGATTTACTACTGCACAAAACTAATAAAGAGATAATATGTGCTATGCCTATTGATTTTTTATCGAGTGTCACAAGAGGAATTAAAGATATTGATTCAATAACAATTATAGTTAATAAAATTATAGATAATAAT